CCTCGGGCGTCGTCGTATCAGCGCCGGTCCAGATATGAACTAAGCCTGCGACACCAAAATCCGAGCCCCCATGCCCATTAAACTGCACGGAACTATCCGGCGTTGACCCCATAACCTTTCTGTAAACACCAATATCAAGCAATGCAGAGTTGAGATCGGCAAGCTCTGTATAACCTGATGTGATAGGCGCCATGTCTTGATCAGAGAATGATGTCTCGGCATAAGCCGCATAAACAACATCATCCTCGGCCACGCCAGCCGGAAAGGTGACGGTGATGTCGGCACCGTTCGCCCCATTATTAGAGGCGGTGCCGCGAAGCGAGAGCGCCACGACGCGCCCCTACACGAAGATGGAGCGCAGCGCGTCGATGCGGGCCTGGACGGCCGGGCTCTTGTTCACCGTGACGGTCATGTCCGGGTTCGGCCAGGACCGGTTGACATGGACCAGGGGATCCTGGCTCGTCGGAATATCCGTCCCCGCGCCGGGAAGGTTCGCCCGCGCCCAGGCCTCGAAGGCCGACGCCGCCGCATACAATCCCTTATAGTCGGCCTCGATCTCCGCGCGGGTCTTCTCCGGCCCGCCGATCCCGGCCTCCCGCGTGCTCGCGACCAACGCCTCCGTCACCCTGGCGAGGCTGCCGGAGTCCATCCAGGTGTCGGCCTCGGCGACGAAGCGCTCGCAGTTGGCCGCCAGATCGTAGATCTTTATCACGTCGAGCCGGACCTCCGCCGTGATCTCGTTGCAGCGGCGATAGATCCAGGCCGCGAGCCGGAACAGCGTCTCCGCGCCCTGGCGCGGGTCGCGCGTCCCCGCCGTGGAGTCGATCGGTGGTGCGAGGGGCATGGGCGTTTCTCCTTTCTAGCTTCGGCCCCGCGGGCCGGCGAACGGGGCGGGCGAACGGGGCTCAGGACGCCCTGAACCACCCGTTGGCGTCGATCTGCCCGGTGATGTCGCCGCCGTTCGTGGTGATCGCGAAATCATAGTGCGCGAGGACGATGATGTTGGCGTCGGTCCCCGCGCCGGTGTCGGCGTCGTAGCAGATCAGCATCTTGACGAGGTCGTTGTTGGCGGCGCCGCCCGCTTCCACCCAGGTCGGGTCGGGCATGTCCACCTCGTAGCGGTTGTTGGTGTCGTCGGGCGCCGGCAGGACGGCGAGCTCGGCGTCGGTCACCGTGATGCGCGCATAATTCGTGAAGTCCGCCTCGGTGTTGCCGCCGGCCGCGAGGAGCGCGCCGAGATCGTCGTAGTCCTCGAGGGTGGCGTCGGCCTCGGCCGCCTTGAGCAGGACCAGGACGAACGCGGAAGCGGCGGGGTCGTTGTTCTCGACCCGGTTGTAGAGCTCGACAATGCGCCCCTTGGCGATATTCATGATGCCATCGGCCATGATTACTTTTCCTTCTCAGTCCGTGGTTGAGTCCGTGGTGTTGGCGCCGGTCTCGCCGGCGAGGCGGGCCGCGAAGCCCGCGCGGGCCAGCAGCTCGGTGAGCCGCTCGGGCTCGATGGATGCGACGGCCGCGGCCAGCGCCGCGCGCGCGGCCTCCGGCGTCCTGGCCTTCCCGAGGACCTCGCGCAGCGGCGCGACGACCTCCTCCATGACGGGCTCCCAGCCGTCGGCCTCCAGGAGCTCGAGGATCAGCGCGTCGACCGAATCGGCTTCCACGGCCCCGGCGGCCGCCAGCGCGGTGCGATCGCGCGGCGGCGCGCCCGGCGGCACGTCGCGCGGAGGCGCGGCCGGCGAGAGCAGCTCGTCGTCGTCCTTGGGGTCCTCGAGGCCGAGCTTGCCGCGAATCTCGCGCGCAGACACGCGGAGCCCGAGCGGCACCAGCTTGGCCACCGATTCGGTCAGCAGCGCCATGTCGTCCTGCTCGGGCCGCGCGATCTCGATGTGCGGGTAGGCCGGGCGAGGGCCCAGGTTGAGGTCGATCAGGGGGCGCACCAGGTCGCGGTTGAGGGTGGCGGCGAGCTGCTTGGCGTCCGAGCGCTCGATGTCGCCGCGCACCCCGTCGTGGACCTTGCCGGCGGCGTAGCTGCCGGAGTCCCCGACCTCGGTGGTCAGCGTCTGCCCCAGCACCGCCTTGGAGATCTGCTTGTCGATATACTCCGCCATCTCCTTGTAGAGCTGGCCGGTCTCGCGCGAGGCCCCCGTCTCGACGAACTCGATCATCATGCTTTCGGGGACGATGGCGGCGGCGTCGGTGCCGATGTTGGCGACCGCCCTGAGCAGGATCGCCTTGTCCTCGTCGGAGGCGGAGGGGTGGAACTTGCCCACGCGCAGCGGCATGCCGTAGACCTCGATGAAGGCGATCCAGTCCTTGAGGTCGTAGTTCTTGAACAGGTATCCCCAGGCCGCCGCCCGGGCGAGCCCGCCCCGGATCGGCAGGCCCGACTTAGCCTTGTGGTGGTGGGTGACGAACTTCCAGGCCGGCAGCGGCTGGGGCCCCTCCTCGGTCCTGAGCCGCAGCGTTCGGCCGTCGACCCGGTCGAGCTCAAACCAGCGCGGGTCGCGCCACTCGAGGCGGGCGGGCATCCACTGGCGCTCCGACATGTCCCAGACGATCTCGGTCGCCGAGTAGCCCTTGCCCACGGCGTCGAGGATGTCCACCACCTCGTCCTCGAGGCAGTCGCGGCCGAGCGCCGCCTCGACCAGCTCCGCCGCGCGGGCGTCCTCGGGGGCGTCGGAGGCCGGGACCACGGTGATGTCGAGCTGGGCCACGGCGCGCTTCCGCGTGCCGATGACCGAGAGGTAATGGAGGTCCTTCTCCTCCATCTCCTCGGCGAGCTCCAGGTAGCGCAGCGGGTCGCCGTCCTCGGCGCCGCGCAGGATCGAGGCCAGGCGCTGGGGCGTGAGCCCCTGGGCCGGGTGGCCGGTCATGACCGAGCGCACGCCGGACAGGGTCGGGGCGGCGATCTCCTTCTTGAGCAGCGAGCGGTCGATCGGCCGGTTGTCGGGGCCGTAGAGCGTCACCTCAGCCATCACCACGCCCCCCTGATGCCGTGCCAGCCGCCCGCGCGCCGGTCCTCGCCGGGCGGCGGTCGGAGTGGAGAGCGGCCGCCGGCGGGCGTCTCGTAGCCGTAGGCGGCGATGTCCATGTCGGCGGCGAAGTGAAGCATGGCGCCGGCGATCGCCGCGTCGCCGTGGCGCTGGCCGCCGCGCTCGGAGCGGGACCGCAGCCCCTCGGGCACGGAGATCACCCCCTTGTCCCGGCGCAGGCCGCGGAGGTCCTGGCGCAGGTCGCCGTCGCGCGGCAGCTCGATGGTGGCGTCCTCGAAGCGCGCGACGAAGCCCGGCATGGTCTCGCGGTACCAGGCCTGGGTCGCCATCACCTGGGCGACCCGGGTGGCCCCGAAGGTCTGCATCGCCCGCTCGGCGATGGTCGCGCCCAGGCCGCGGGCGTCGACCGCGGCGGCGGCGAACCGCGGCACGCGCCGCAAGACGTGGAACAGGATGGTCTCCTGCTCCTTGAACGGGCAGTTGCGCAGCTCCACCACGAAGGGCACGCGCAGCACCGCCCCCGCCTTCTGGGCCGGCATGAACACCGTGAGGTCGCCGGTGCGGCCGAAGTCGCCGCCGAGAAAGCTCAGCAGCCCCGGGTCCATCAGTTCGATCAGCGGGTCCAGCGCGTCATCGATCCAGGCCCGCGCCTCGGCGTCGCGCACCGCGTCGGGCTCGAGCTCGAAGCCGGCCGGGCAGTGCCACCAGACGACGCGGCCGGCGGCGCTCATGCAGCGGTCGATCACCGCGCGCGACAGCACGACGCCGGCGCCCTGGGAGGGGACGACGTCGAGCTCCTCGGCCGCGTCCTCGCCGTAGATGCCCCGGATACTGGCGACCCATTCGGCCTCGGCCGCCGGCGTCCAGGCCTTGCCCCGCACCAGGCAGATGCGCGCATAAAGCCCCTCGGCCACCGCGTCGTCGAAGGTGACCCGCATGAGGCCGTAATCCCTGCGCCCGGCGCGGATGTCCTCGACCAGCTCGTTGAACGGGTTGTCGGCCCCCTCGTGGGTCGAGAGCACGATGACCCGGCCGCCCCAGATCAGCATCGCCAGCGCCGCCTTCATCAGCCCCGGCAGGTCGTCGTGGAACGCCGCCTCGTCGATGATCACCAGGCCCTGGCGCGAGCGCAGGCTGCGCGGCTTGGAGCTGAGCGCCTTGATCTCGAAGCCCGAGGGGAAGGCGACGCGGAAGGCCAGGATCTCGACCTCCTTCCCGCCCACCGTCTCGCGCCAGACCGTGGCCTCGACCTCGGCGGCGAAGCCGTGCAGGGCCCTGGCCCAGAACGCCGCGTCGTCGATGAACTCCCGCGCCATGTCGAGGTTGTAGCCGATGTAGAGCGCGTCCATGCCGCCGCCCGCGCGCCCCAAGGCGGCCGTCTCCACCGCGAGGTAGGCGAAGGTCCAGGACGCGCCGATGCGGCGCGACTTCTCGACCACGGTGACCGGATGGAGAGACGTCGTCTCGAGCATCTCCCGCTGGTAGGGAAGCAGGACCGGGGGCGTGTCGTCGGGGTGGCGGCCGGGCAGGATCTCCGTCATGGCGTCCCCACGATCCCCAGAACGCCGCGCCGGAACTTCTCGATCGTGGCCTTGTCGAGTCCCTGGTCCGTGGCGATCCGCTCGACCTCATCCGCCACCGCCTCGGCGAACTCGTTGCGCTCGCGGATTTGCCGTTCGACTTCCTGCTTGGCGGCCGCCGCGAGGTCCCTGAGCGCCCGGGAGAGAAACATCGCCGACTGCGGGTCGAGGGTGATCGGTCCCTCCTCGCCGCCCGACAGGAGCTGCATCACGCCCGCGTGCATGAGCTCGATGTTGAGCCGCGCGGTCCTGTCCTCGCCGCCCTCGCCGAGCCGCGCCATGATGGCCTCGGCCGCGGCCCGGCTCTCGCGCACCCGCGCGGCGATGGCATCGATCTTCTGGACATGCTCGCCGAGGGTCGAACGCGCCACCTCGACGTCGAGCTCCAAGAGCTTGTCGCGGATCTCGTCGATGGTGCGGCCCGCGTCCCGTAGCCGCGCGATCAGGTCGCGGACGTCCGCCGGCAGCCGCTCGATCTTGGTGGGCCTCCGCATCGGCAACGTCCTCGATCAGGCCGGCCGGTGGCGCTTGACACCCGGCGCCGAGGCGCGGCCGGCGGCGACCTCCGCGCCCTGGTCGGTGAGCCGCGCCAGGATCGCGCCGCCGGGCGCGCCGCCCGGCGACATCCGGTCGCCCAGCTCCTCCAGGGCCAGGAGATCCAGGTCCGCGAGCAGCTGGAAATCGGCGCGCACGACGTCGCGGCGCACGCCGTGGCCGAGGGCGGCCAGGGCCGATGCCATCACGGAATCGTTGATGGCCTCGTCGCCGTCCTGGGCCAGGAGCTGCAGGATCGCGAGGCGCCTGGCCTCGTCGAGGAGCGTCTTGAGACTCATTCCTTGTGACCCCTCAGTTCGTTCTCCATCAGCAGCGCGAGGTGGGCCTCGACCCGCTTGAGCCCGGCCCCCAACCCGCGGATCTCGGCGGCCGAGGTATGGACGTCGCCGCGGATGCCGGCGAGGTCCTCGCGCAGCTGACCCCAGGACTGGGCGGTCGGCACCGCCTTGATGGCCTCCTCCATCGATGCCAGCCGCAGATCGAGGTCCCGCACGCGCCGCTCGGTGACCGCCTGGCGGCGCGCGTGCAGGGTGTAGACCCAGGCCCCGCCCGAGGCCAGCATCGCCAGGGACGACATGGCGAAGCTCGCGGCCGTCCAGTCGATCGTCATACGCGGCTCATCCCCAAATAGGTCGGCGGTGCCGTCTCCTTGAACTGGGCATGGACGCGGACGGCGGCCCATACCTTGGCGCGCTTATACCAGCCATCGCCGCTCGCTTTCATGCAACCGATCAACAGGTTGTCCCCGTCCTTGAGCGGCATGGCATTTTTTTCCCGCACCCAATCGTGAGCGAAACTCCCCCACCTGAGACCGCCCGTCGCCGGCGCGAAGGACCGCAGGAACGGCGGCACCGAAGGAGCGGCGGCGTAATCGACGGGAACTTCGAGGCGCCACCGACCGCCGTCCCAATCGAAGCTGATGATGAACGGCGCGAGCAGCACACCCTCGGCCTTCACCCCGTTCTTGCGGACGGCGTCGATGTGCTCCCGCGTGTCGAGCGGGGTCTCGAAAACGACGTTGTCGATCACGGGGCCAGGCCCCCCGTCACGGGAGCGGGACGACGAGTCCGATCTTCAGCAAAAGATTCTGGATTTCCTGCTGGCTGTCGAACGCAAGCGCCCCGCAGGCGATCCGGAACTCGTCGGTCAATCCGCCGTCCGTCAGGCCGCGCCGCACGTTGCGCACGCGCTGGAACAGATAGACGCCGCCGCCATCGCCCGCCCCGTCGCCCTCGGGCCCCACCAGCGGCGGGTGCTCGACCAGCCATTTTTCGACGTGGGCGTAGCACCCATAGGCGATGGGATCGGTTTCGGGTGAGGTGATGGACTTGGCCGCCCGCACGTCGGCGAGGACGGTGTCGTAGCAGCCCTTGCTGGTCTGCACGCAGGCCTTGGCGACGGTCGCGCCCTTCTCGACGACGGCGGCGCAGCCGGTGAGCGAGGCGGCCAGGAGGATCACGCTGGCAAGAAAGGCTTTACGCATTGGAGTGTTCCTTCTCGGTTTCACGTTGCACGGCTTTCGCCAGGGCCTTGATCGCGGCCCCTTCCTCGACGGGCGGCGGGGGGGGCGGGTGTTCGCCGAAGATCACGCGGGCCACCTCCGCCGCGCCGCGCGCCACGATCAGCACGCCGACGATAAAGGCACCCATGCGCAGGACGATGGGGCCGATCTCGGGGTGCCAGGGAAGCTGGCCTGTCAGGAGTGCGAGCGCCAAGGCGGCATAAGCGGCGGCGGCGGCGGTCGCCGGCGTCTTGAGACCGCGCTCGAGGATGCTTTTCGGGTCCATCATCACCTCACCGGACGTCGTTGAAGAACAGGTGCCCCGGGGTCTCGAAGCACGGCCGGAGCCCCGCGGCCCAGGCGGGCGGCTGGCGCATCGACCTGGCGTGGTAGTGGCCGGCTCCCTCGGTCGGGTCCTGCTCCTTGTCGAGGATGACCGCCAGGGCGGCGGCCAGGCATTCGAGGTACTCGGGGTGATCGGGCGGCATGATCATGGCGTAGCGGAGGTTCGGATCGCAGGAGTTGAGCCCGCTGAACTGCCAGGCATCGACGCAGACCGCGGCGATGGTGTCGTCGGGCACGGTGTCGCGCTCGCGGCTCCACCAGCCGGGGTTGGCATGCCTGTTGCGGATCACCCAGCCCACCGCCACCTTGCCGATCCAGGGCTCTCCCCGCGCCTCGGCCACGATGGTCGAGGCCATCATGTGGATGTCGTGCTGGCTTACCGGGACCATCCGCCGTTCCTGTTCCGCCGTCCTGATGCGCGCCTTCCGGCGCGGCGTGCCGATGCGCGCCTTCCGGCGCGGCGTGCCGATGCGCGCCTTCCGGCGCGACGGCGCGAGGGTAGCGGG